TATTCATGTTGTGATGATTTTGGATAATCAAATTACCATCCATTGTTTTACGTATTGCTACTTTAACCTTTTTAACATTTTTTTCTTTTACTTTTACGGTTAAATCATCAACATCTGGGCCTTTTATTTTTATTGCAACAGGCATTAGTTTTGCACCTCATGAATGAATTGTTGTGCGTACATAATTTTTTTAATTAATTCGTCATTGATATCTTCAAACCTTAGATTTCTTAAAGACTCAAATACTTTTTTGCAATTACCAGTTTCATCTTTTTCAAGATGCGTTTGTAGCGATTCGGTGAGTCGTTTTATTTCTTCGTTTAGGAACAATTTAAGTTCCATATCATCTTCAGCCGAATTGATATAAAATGATAATAATTGTTTCTGTTCTTGTAGCAATGTTTCTTTATATGTTTCATTAAAACGTTCTACGAATCTGTTTATTACAGAATTATCTACCTGTTTAATATCTTTGTTTTCTGTTAAAACTTTTGATGTTAATGCGTTAACAAGATCTTGTTCTAGTAAAATTTTTTGTTTTGTTTCTACGGATTTATTAAAAACTTGTGAAATTGTTGCTAGAGTTTTATAATTTGGAATAAAATTATCAAACACTTGTGGTCCAACCATTTTATTAATTTTAGCAATTAATTTGCTTTGTTCATCATAAATCTCTTTTTCGTTTAATTTATGATGTTCTTCTTTTAATGAAACAATAAGCTTTTCAGTTATTTCTTTTGGGAATTCTTTTGTTTCATAAATTTGTTTATAAATACTTAATTCTTTATTAAGGATATTATTTTTATTAAAATGTTCATGAAGAATAACAGAAATTGTTTTTTGTTTTTGTTTGTTATCATACATGATTTGCTTAGTTAACTCTTTAACTAAGCTTTCAAATAAGAAAGCAGTATTTCTTTTTTTATTATGTTTAAATTTTGGTTTCACGTTTTTGCTTTGCATTCTTTTTCTCCAAAGATGTCAAAAGATTTTTAATATCTTGATTGACTTCATGCAGCTTTTTTTCATTTATGTCTTCTGCCTCTGTAGAATAATTAGTTGTTTCATACAGAGATGCTAAACTCTCATAGCCGGGAATCATAGTTCTTGCTGTTGTTCTGCTAGCGCCTTCTGGATTGGCCTCTGACCGCATATAGGAAGAAACGCTCTTAGACATTGAACTTCTCATATCAGGTCCAGTGTCTTTTTTCTTAGCTGGGGCTGAAAGTTGGTCAACTGAAAGCGGAGCCTCTGGTGATGGAGTGCCTTCTTCTGCTGGTGGAGGCGTTGGGGGTGGCGTAGCTTCTGGACCGGAACCACCTAGATCACCACCGCCTGCTGGCGGTCCACCGCCTTCGGGAGCAGCTGCGCCGACTTGTTCAAGCGATTTGGTAAATTGTTTATCGTAATAAATTTCTCTTTGTATTTTTTTGAATTCAAGTTCAGAAAGATTGAATATATTTTCAGAAATCCATCTCTTGCTGAAATAATCTTCTTTTGCTTGGCTTGCAACTTCAAATTTTGTCTTCCAGTGCTCAAGTTCTTGTAATTCACTAATCTTTGATGGATTATTTAATGAAATACTAAAATTAAGTAAGTCTTCGTTGCGATAGCCAAGCGTATAAAGATGAATAATACCAATCTTCTCTAATTCAGCTATCAATACACGTTGTAACCTTTGAACAGTTCTTGCAAACCTAATATCTTTTTGTGCAAGCGTTGTTTTATCTTCGGATGCTTTTTCATCACGCGCAAGATAGCTTTGTGGAATTTTTAATGCACTAAAAAGCTTATCTCTTAAATATTTAACGTCATCAATAGCGCTTGCAAAAGTACCGCCTTGAAGAGTATCAATCCTTGTGCTAGAGGTGCCACCACGCACTGGTACGAAATAGTCTTCGTCAATGCTCATGGGGTTATAACGTAAGTCTACGCGTCCAGTGTTTGGATCAACAATCATGTTACGCTTCATTTGCGATTGGATCTTTAACATGTATTGCTCAATATCCTCTGGAGCTATATTACCAATATCAATATAAAAAACACGACGATCTGGCGCACGAACTATACGGTATGCCATCATGGCATCTTCTAAAAGATTTAACTGACGCCAAATACGACGGGCTGGTTCTAATACGCTTGTGCCATATGGGGTATACTTGTCTTGGCCAAGAACACGAAAATGTGCTATTTGCCAGTTTTCAAAAGTTAAACCGCCGCTGTTCCATTGAAACTGCACATATTTAGGATTTGTTTTATCTTGCCCCTCAAGACGTTCGATTTCTGGTGAAGGCAAACCAATAACGTTTTTAATACCTAGCTCTGGGTCAATATCAAGATACAAAAACATATCGCCAAACTTGCACATAGTTCGGCACCAGCCAAATAAATTAAATTCAATGTTTAAAATATCGTAATAAAGTGATTCAAGAATACCTCTTATTTCTTGATTAGAGGATTTAATATGTAACATTTTAGACATACTGCTGTGTGTTGTCATTTCGTCAGCATATATGTCCAGTGTAGACGCAATCTCGGGGGTATATTCCATTTGATCAAAATCGCTGTAACGTTCTGCGCGAGTTTGATTAGCCATTATATTGGCTTGAATTGCATCAAAAGGGTTATAGCTGCTCTTTTGGAATTGTTTACCAGTAGCACTATTAAAATTAAACTTATTTAAATCACGACGGCGAAAACGGATTTGTGCTTGTTGGTGAAAGTTAACAAGAGGACCAGAAAATAACTTTGTTAAACTTTTAAAAAGTGGCGACTCTGGGTTCTTTATATTTTTATTGTTTTTATTATTTTTGTTTTGCTTATTGTCCATTTATTAACCCTTAAATAACCAAGAAAGCTCTTTGTACATATTTTTAGCAGTATCGTTTTCTATTTGTTTATGATTATACATGCCTTTTATGGAAGTATTCAGTGAACTTTTTGATTTTCCCAAGCTGTTTAGTAAAGCTTTACTTAATTCTACATCTTTTTGATTATTTATTATAGATGTATCTCTAACCCAACAAGCAATCGCTAACGACATAACAAGATCGTCATTATACCCTTTCTGGGCTTCTGGTCTTCCGTTTACCCAAATAAACTTTTCTAATTCTCTAACTAGTCTTGCAGAATTAATTGTAATTGCTTTATTTCTTATAATTTCATCAAGCTTGGCGATAATAAGCGGCCTTGTTTTAACTGAGGTAGTAAAACCGGGAACAACGTTACTATTGCCATATGCAGCATTTTGCTCTACGTATTCATGCGTTGTTTTATTGGAATAATATAAATTTCTATATCCAAGTTGTGCAACTCTTTGAGCAACAGAAAAGCCAATGTTATTATTTTCTATAACCATCAAAGCATTGCCATACTCTTTGCCAACATCCATTAACAGTTTGCAGAAATCCTCTGGCTCGCATTTACCTTGGTATTCGGCTACTTGTTCCATAGTGGAAACATTAATAATATGAAAAACAGAATAATCCTCGCCGTCACCACGCGCAACGTCTGCAACTAACAGGTATTTTCCTTGGTGATTATAAGGCTTCCATATATGAAAATTTCTATCAATCCAAGATTTATGTTTAGGTTCTTCAGTGTGTTTTCTTAAAATCTCTAAGTCTTCTGGGTCTATTACTGTTTCGCCGCTTGCATTAAAATTACATAAATATTCCTGTGCAATTTCGCGTTTTCCTAAATTTTTTGTTTCATTGTCGAACCATTCCTGATCATGTTCAGGGTGAACATTCCAAGGAAGATTGGTTGGAATAAAAAGGTTTTGGCCGTTTTCAGCGTCTTCATATGTTTTATGAAACCAATTACCAATACCATTTGGGGAAGAAAGTGCAATACAACGACCACCGGTAGAGATTGTAGGATACAAGCCTGTCCATATTGTTTCCATGTTATCAATATGGGCAGCTTCGTCAACAACAAGCAAAGACACTGCTTCAGAACGACCGGCATCTTTGCTTCGTGCAACGGCTTTAATTTGTGATCCATTTGAAAAACGCATGCTTAGTTTATTGTCTTCTACACAATTTCCACGTAACCATACCGGAAGATTTGCATGCATGTAACGAACTTTTGTAACAAGATTTTTTGCAGTTTCTTGTTTTGTTGCAATGACAAGAATATTTTTATCATTATGGAATAGCATCAACCACAGTGCATATCCAGCAACAAGCGTAGAAATACCGATCTGGCGACCTTTTAGTACAATATTGTAGTCGTGCTCGGCAAATTGGTCTAGTGTTTTTCTTTGATATCTATATAAATCAAATAACACTTTTCCACGAATTGGATGTTGAATATGTGAGTATTTAGATAAAAAATATTCACATGCCTTGGCACAGTTCGTAAACTCTCGTTTAATAATATCTTTTAAGTCTAGTTTTGTTGCCATACGTCCTCTACTTAATTACTACAAAAGTAACGACGGCCCCTATTACCGCACCCGCAACACCAACTGATTTTCTACTCGGATACTTAATACCAAACCATCCACGATTTGGATTTTTTGGCGGCTCCGGTACATTTCGTATCACCTTGATCAAACTATCCCGTGTAATGGTCAACAAAGTTATTGTAGTATCTTTTTTCGCAACGCCAGTCGTTAATAAACTTACTTGTTTTTCTTGTTGACGAATCGTGGTATCTTGGTGGGCAATAATAGAATCTTGCAACGGGATCACGCGACGAGCGAGTTCTACAGAATCGGTAAGAACTTCTTTCAACGAATCTGCCCTGCCTCGTGTTACTGATGTTTGTTTCTTCAATCGTGACACTTGCGCTCCTAACGCATTTGCTTTTTCAACTGCCGCATTTGCATCTGATTCTAATACTACGATTTTAGTTTTCAAACTATCTGCGAATTTTAAAGCGGAATCTGCTTGTTCTTTAAACTTTTTCATTTCCGCAATGTGCGTATCTATTGCGTCATCATCTGCAAATTGTGCGTTAATAAACAATACGATTAATACAATTCCAATTACGCTCGCTACAATCCGTACTAATGGATTACGAGTCCAATTAAGACTCCACTGCGGGGGGTTGATTTTCATAAGTCATCTCTTCTACTTTAGATAAATAAATTTTTAAATCCGATATATCTTTTTCTAGTGCAGCTTTCACTCGGTCAATATCTACATTCCAACGTTCCGTCATCAAAATCTTTGTATCGTCTGCGTATAAAAATTCGGGAGCAGAAACGTTATCATAATAATGTTGCAACTCTTGTATTTTATCTTTGACCTCACCTATATAATTTGCTTTCATTTTTTCCCATTCATATCGGTCCCATTCGCCGCGCCGACGTATTTCAGTTTCTTCACGCGCAACGCAGTCCATACATTTACCAGTTTTCCGCCACATCTTTACATCGTGGCGATGGCTCATGGATTTTTTACATTCGGGACACCACCATGGTGTTTTTGCGTCTTGTAATTTACTGATGCTTTGTTTGATTCCATTTTTAACGGTCCAAAGCTTTCCATTTTCATCCGTCCATTCTTCACCTTCTTTACGTTCTTGTGCTAAACTTGGCCTCCAACCAACAACTATTCGTTCATCAGTTTTTTTCATCACTTCATTAATTTTCCGCCGAACGTTATTTAATGCTTCATGTTCCATAAAACCTTAATCCTTGTTTTTAGGTATACCTGCTCTATCAGAAATGCCTTGCATATGTTGACGTACTGTTCGCAACGCAATTTTATGCACTGGATGATTGCGATTGTAATCCATGGCAGTGTCAATTTTAATTGGATTGCCCGTCTGTGGATTTATGACTTTTAACTTCAATACTTTTTTCAGCTTGTCTTTGTTTGTTAATGGCGCACGTAA